GTGGTTAATTTTTCGGTGCAGTCGAGTCTGGAAACACTTGAGACGACGACGTTAAGCGAAAATCTGCGTAGTTATGTTCCAGGTGTTTCAGGGTATAGCGGCAGCGCGACGTTGCTGTATTACAAGGACGACAGTAGCAGCATCAACACAAGCAATCTGCTAGCCAACGTTTTCAAGACCGGAACTGACGGTGTTTCCAGCAGTCAAACTGTTGACCTGACGTTTCGCTGGGTTGATGGCACTGACAATAATGACATCAAGATGACCGCATATATCACCAGCGCGAGCATTGGTGCGGCAACTGGTGACATCGTTCGGGCTGAAATTAGCTTCCAAGGCACTGGAGCGTTGTCTACTGTAACGATCTCATGAGTGTTTATTTAGGCACGTTTGGTCAGGTTGAACTGCGTCGACAGTTTGAAGATACAGACCTGCGCTCCACGGTAAATACCAGTGATGTCAACGTTAGTCGTAAGAGGCTTAGCTTTGATTTTCAGCGTGGGCAGTTGATAACGGGTGATCAGGTTGAGATTACAAGCACAGATGGCTCTGCGCTGTCCTTTATTGATAGCTACACAAAAACAAGCATTAAACGATTTATCAACGTAGATGAGCTTGGTGGGATTCGTCTGTATACAGCTTATGCCGATGCGATCAATGGTGCGTTGGCCAATGCAATCACTCTTGCGGTTCCTTCTGCAAACGTACCAATCAGAGTATCAGTTGAAGATTCGGATTTTAGAATTGTCGCGCAAGTCAATAGTTTTGAGCTAAACACACAGCGTGAAACTGTTGACACAACGGCACTATCAGACGACTTTCGCAGTCAAATCAGTTCACTGATGTCTGGCTCTGGCCGGATGTCTTGCTTTTGGGAATATACAGGCGAAACAGTCAATCAAGTCCCGCAATACTTATTGCAACTCGTTCTGCGTACAAAAGTAGGCAGTAAGTTTAGGGCAAAGTTCTATCTCAAAACATCTGGCTATAACCCAAGTGGTGTAGCGGCAAATGCCAATGATGAGATCTGGTACGAATTCGATGGTGTCTTAACAGCTTGCGCTACACAGTTCAGTCCATCAACTGCTGTGCAATTTACGGCTGATTTTGTCACGACTGGTGAAATACGCCTGAGAGTCAACCTGGCGCCGTCTGACAAGCTCTTGCAGGAAAACAGCGATGACATACTCTTGGATCAGGATGGCACAGCTAAGCTGTTGCTAGAAAGCTCTGACGTTTAAGCCCCTGGAGGCTGCTCATCCATGGCCGATCTTAAAATCAGTGAACTGAGTGCTCTTGCAGGGGCAAACCTTGTAGCTGCTGATGAGCTGGCCATTGTCGATGACTCGGCAAGTGAAACGAAAAAGATCACAGTTTCTGATCTGATCGCCAATGGTGTCACGGTCATTAGTGACGATACGATCCCTGGCGCAAAGATCCTGTTTGCCGCTGGTGATATTGCAACTGCTGCCCTTGCCGATTCAGCAGTCACTACAGCCAAGGTTGCTGATGATGCAGTGACGGCAGCCAAGTTGGCAAATGAGTCAACTGTTGATCTCGTCACGACACTACCTGCTTCTGGAGCGTTTACTGGTCAGCTTGCACTGGATACAGATGACAACAGCCTGTATGCGTGGGACGGATCTGCATGGCAAAGCCTGAAGGCTCCTGGTTCAATCAACACTGTCAGTGGCAGCACGACTGGTGAAGTCAACATTGTTGCGACGACAAGCGGATCAACAGTCACGGTTTCTGCAACGTTAGATGACACGACTGCTGCTGCTCAATTTTTAGCAGGTCCAACAGGTGCTGCTGGAACGGTTGGTTATCGAGCGATTAGCGGAACAGATCTACCAACAGCAACGACTACGGCAAAAGGCGGTGTCATTGTTAATGGCAATGGCCTGACGATGGATTCTGACACCATCGAGATTGACAATACTGTCACGGCAAGTTCAACGCATCATGTCGTCACCTATAACGCTCAAGGACTGATCACTGGTGGTCGTGCTATTACATCAGCTGATCTGCCGATTGCCACTTCATCTGCTGTTGGTGGAGTCATTGCTGGTAGTGGCTTAGCAGTTGATGTAAGTGGCAATCTGAGTATCGACAATACGGTAACAAGTGGAACGTACACGAAAGTCACAGTAAGTGCTCAGGGTGTTGTTACTGCTGGCACTACGCTTGTTGCTGATGATATTCCTGATCATTCTGCTGCGAAGCTAACTTCTGGGACGATTGGCACAAGTTTGATTGCTAATGATGCAATTACAGCCGCCAAGATGGCTGATCAATCAACAGTTCTGTTCGGCGGTGCACTAGGTAGTGACAACGTTACGATCTTCCCTGCTGGTGACTATAAGGGTCAGATGTTCTGGGATGAGACTTCAGAAGACCTTTATATCTACACAGGATCAGCATTTATCCCGATCACGGTGTTGTCGGGCAACTTGGTGAATGCTGGCGCATATAACGCAAACACAAACACGATGAGCAGCGTGACAACTGCTGGTTCATCTGCTGGTTTTTCTGCAGGGTCAGCACTGCCTGCTCCTGCTGCTACCAATCTGAATCACTACGTTGTTGTCGATACGAGTGGTACGGGAAGTGGTGCGGCACCTGCAGTTGCCTTGGCTCCACCGGACATGTTGCTGTCTCAAGGCGTTGGGACTGAGTATGCGCTGATCGATGTATCGAACGCTATTGCCGGTCAAACTGCAAGCAACATTTCCGTTATTGCGAGCGGCAACATTGCGGCCACTGATGTGCAGGCTGCATTGCAGGAACTTGACACTGAAAAGCTGCAAAAAGCTGGTGACACGATGACTGGTGCGTTGGGCATCGGTACTGCTTCCAGCATTGTATTTGAAGGTTCCAGCGCAGATGATTACGAAACGACGCTGACTGTTACCGATCCAACTGCAGATCGCACCATTACGCTGCCAAACATAACTGGAACAGTTGTCACGACTGGTGATACGGGCAGTGTTACCAGCACGATGATTCTGGATGGCACGATTGCCAACGCAGATATTTCTAGTACTGCAGAGATTGCAGTTAGCAAGCTGGCAAATGGTACTGCACGTCAATTGCTGCAGACTGACTCTGCTGGAACAGGTGTTGAGTTTACGAGCAATGTTGATGTCCCTGGAACGCTGGATGTTACTGGTGCGGCAACGCTCGATTCAACGCTGACGGTAACTGGTCTGATCAGTGCAGATGGAAAGGTAAGTTTTCCTGCTGGTACGGCTGCAGCACCAAGCCTGTATTCAGGCAGTGATACTGATACTGGCATTTATTCACCAGGATCAGATCAATTTGGGATTACGACAGGTGGCACTGCAGCACTAACAGTTGATTCATCACAGCGCGTAGGGATTGGAACTACGAGTCCTTCTGAGAAATTTGTTGTTTCGAATGGTGGCAATGAAGGGTTTGAAGTTGTACCTGCTAGCGCTTCAAATTTAAACGTATTCTATAACTATAATCGTAATACAAATGCATATATTGATTCTAGAAACTTAGCTTTATCTCATCAGTTCTGGACTGGATCTAGCAGTAGTGAAGCGATGAGAATCGATAGCTCGGGCAACGTAGGGATTGGCAACACAGCGCCCGGTGCAAAACTACAAATTGAGGGCACCTCTGACCAGCTTAAGCTCACTTATACCAGCATCGCTTCGTACATTCACGAAGTGCATAGCAATGGCGATTATTCGATTGCAAAGGATAGTAGTGAGCGCCTGCGTATAGATAGCTCGGGAAACATCAAGCTTACTTTTCCTGATGGCAACAACGGCTTAAGAAATAAAATTGCTTTTACAACCGAGTCTCCTCATCAAGATGAAACTGCTTATATTGCAGCAAACAGAACGGCAACATCTTTTGCTCCTACGGATTTAATTTTTGCTACCGGAACAACAGCTGGTGCATCCGAAAAGATGCGAATCGACAGCTCGGGCAGGCTGTTATTGGGCACGTCTACTGGCTCTAACAACTTAAGAATTAATCAGAACCTTGCCCTTG